TACAGCAGGAACAGGAAATAATTGGTTTTACAGGGGTTTAAATTCAACTTACACAGCTGGTTCAATAGTATTCATAGAACAAGACGATGCAGATGATGACCAACCAGCTTTAAAAATACAGCAAGATAGTACAGCAGTAGGTTTAATATCTTTAGTCCAGAATTCTCATACCTGTAATTTAATTGTAGATGCAGATGGAACTTGTGATGCAGGAACAAAGATAGGAGAGGACAACTCAATAGCCCTCTGCATGGTGTGTAGTTAAAATGGTAGACAAAAAGACAGTCGGAATCAGTAGCTTGGTAGCATTAGGAATTGTACTGGCCTCAATGATAATTCCCGGATTTTTTGATACTCCCAAATATTACTGTGAAGCAGAAAGCAGTATCATGGAATGCCCAGGAGACCTGAGTGGCGGAAGCGCAACAAGATGCTATCTCAATGAAGAGAAATCAAGTTGGGATTATTGCAAGACAGGATGGGTTGAAGTGACAGATGATAGACAGATACAAGAAGAACCAACAGATCCAGGATCAGCAGAAGGAATATGGGGAGATCACTACAAAATCAAACAAGGACAAGATCCTGTTAAAATCTGAGGGGATTATACCATGGGGATAATTCTAACCAAGTACGGAACAAGCACAGATGTTGTATTTGGTACTTCTAAATTTGATTATAGCTATGACACAGACGACTGGCCAACAGTCGCAGAAGCAGATGTCAAAGAGATACTTCTTGAAGCAGGAGACGTTTATTATTTCAGCAGGCAAGTAACCACAGAAGATGGCTTGGGGAATGTCATAACAATCACACCAACAAATTATAGAGCATTTGGAATGTTCCAGGACATCACGATCAAAGACCGGCAACTTCATGACATGGGACTTGCAGTACCAGGAAACAGGAAATTCTATTTTATGCCAAGTTATAAATTAACGAGTGGTGGAGTAGAGTCAACCTATGAAATCAAAGAAGGCGATATCATAACAGACACAAAGCTCTTCACAGGACTTGGAAGCACAGGCCAGTTCAGAGTTGTCAAGATCCTAAAGCAAGGATATCTACCAAGCAACGAAATCTACAGAGTAGCGATAGTAAAAAATATCAACTTGGATGGTTCATAATGGAAATGAAATTCAGTATCCAAGGGCCGAACCTAAACAATTCTAAGAATCAAACAGTAGAAGGAATGAAGAAAGTCCTCTGGAAAGCGATGACCAAGATGGAAGAGATCGCAAAGCTCAAAGCACCAGTAGATACTGGAAACCTGAAGAACAGGATACACTTGACACCGCTACAGTTCGGAGCAAAAGAATATACTCTATCAGATGGCGTGGAGTACGGAGTCTATGTCGAGTACGGAACGAAGCCACACTATGTCCCAATTACCCCCTTAATCGGTTGGGCTGGGCGTGTCCTCGGTGACAAGTCCGCAGCCTTCGCAGTGAGGGCCAAGATTTCTAAGTTCGGCACACCTGCTCAACCCTTTTTCAGACCGGCGCTTCATGAAGTACAATACAAATGGCTGAAGATATACAGAAACGAAGTCTTCGGAAAAGTTAATGCTTCAACATAACAAAGTTTAAATACAAAGGTATGGATTAATAATGAAGTGAAGGCCAAGAGGCACAACTTCACAAATAGAATTCAGCCAAGAGGCGAAATATGGTATACTTAAGTCCAAAAACAATACTTGTAGACTTTCTTAGAAAGAACGTGACAGATCCAAGAGAAAGAATCACAAGCACAACTGATTCATTCACTGCAACAGCATCGCAGACAGAATTCTCACTTACTCCAACTACAGGAAAAACACTGAGTCATATTATATCAGTCACAGTGGCAACAGCAGCAAAGACCAAGTGGGAAGAGTATTATATCGACTTCAAAGCACAGAAGGTCGTATTCTTTACAGGACTCACAGTAGGACAAGCAGTAGTAATCACATACGGAGAAGCCACAACAAACTGGATATTTCCGGACAAACCAAACACCAAACTAAACGCACTCTCATTCCCAAGGATTAACATATTCGTAGTAGGAAGCCCAGGCGCAAGGATGGGAAACTATGAAGCACCAGTGGAAGCGGTCCCAAGGATGCAAGTAGATATATGGACCAAAGAAAAACAAGACAATCAAATATTCACAATCGATGGACTGAAGTACACAGGAGAAGACCTGGCTGAATATTTAGGATACAAGATCACCGAAGCATTTGAAGATAATGAATCGGAATTATTCCCTGCTCTTTATGGGTACGATCCAGTGGGAATGCCTCCGGACCTGCCCTTCGATGAAGAACTGCAGTGTCATCATAAAATAGTAGAGTTTCTCTGCAGAGGGCTGGATATAGGGAGAATAAGTTAATCATGATAGGCAAAAGAGAGATTTTAAAAAGAATCAAATCATACAGATGAGTATGATACAAAAATATAGATGTGAACGATGTGGAACTGAATTCGAAGCTGAGGATTGGAGAAATAGAAGATTTTGCAGTAAGAAATGTAGTGCACAAAGACCAAACAAGGGACAATACAAAAAAGGACATAAGCACGATGAAACAACAGAACAAAAAAGGATTGCAGCAATCAAGAGAAACCACAAAGGTATGCTCGGAAAGAAACATAATGAAGAAACTAAGAAGCAAATGTCTGAAAGCAGTAAATATCCCTATAATTATGTTGATGGTGGATATCGTGGGAAAATTGAAACAGCACAATGTGAAATTTGTGGAGTGGAACAGACTGTGAATAACAACAAAACAAACATCGACATTCATCATATTGATGGCGATAGAACAAATAATGTGATTAAAAATTTAATTGCATTATGTCATAGATGCCATATGAGTGTGCATCACAAAAATATAAATTTGGAGAGTGAGTAACATGAATAAAGAAAAATTAAATGATGGTGATTACAATGTCCTTCTCTGAGTTCCTTATTGGAAAAAGAGAAAGAATGTCCTGGATCGTGGAAACGAGCTACGGAACAGGCGGAACAATGACAGGCGGAGAGATTGTAGGATTGAATTGTACAATTGAACCTGACTGGGCCAGAGGATGGCAAGAAAAACTGACTGCAGGAGCAGACAATAGGAATGTCCAGGGAAGAGTAAAAGGACCAAAGACACTTCCATATACGATGAACTTCGTACCAGTCAACTGGAGATGGCTCAAGTATTTGATGGCTGTTGCAGATACAGGAACAACCCCTAAAATCCACACATTCACAGAAAGAGCGGCAATATTATCTTATAACCTTGAATGGGCCAAGAGACACACTACACCGCATGTTCTGACAGTAGTCGGCAATGTAGTCAAGTCTGCAACAATATCCTTCCAGAAGGCCACAGGAGAGGGCACAGAGGGGTTCATGCAAGTAGCAATGAACTGCGTAGGCCAAGATGTATCAGGTGGATCCTCAGTATCAACAATAACCGCAGGAAACATCACAAAATCACCATTCCAGTACAGAATGGTCAAGTGGACACTTGGCGGAACAGAAATCAAAGAAGTCAACAATGGAGAGATAACAATTGACAATGGCATCGATGAGAATGACTCAAGGTATTGCAACACTTCATACGATGAGAAGCTGGGAGAACCAATACCCAAGACCTTCAGGATTACAGGCCGAATGAACGTCAACATCAAAGACAAGACAATGTTCGACCATTGGGATGCAGGAACAGTAGTCTCAGGCACAAACACACTATTAATCGACAAAGATGGAACAGGAAATGATCAACTTTTAATGACATTTGCAGCCTTTTATGTACTCGGAGCAGTAGCCTCGACCAACCTGGAAGGAGTAACAAATGTAGATGTCGTATACGCAGCAGATGCATTCACAAGCCTGGTGGCACGTGATGATATCACAAGTTATTAAACAGAACAAGAGGGAAAAAATGGGATACGAAAATGACTTTGTTGAAGAAGTACCAGTAGAACTGAACATCGAAGGAAGAAAATTTAAATACAAACCAACAACAGGCGGAGACGAGAACGAATGGCTGAAAGATGTCATGGAATTAGATCCAGTTACCAAGAAAGGAATAGTTAATTGGAGCGTGTACAACAGGAAGAAGCTGGAAAACATCACAACAGTGCCATACGACTTGGCAATAATAAAGAAGATTGTTGGAGTAGAGAAGGAGTGGAAAGACCTCAATGCAGATGAGAGATACAAGCTCCTGGCAAAATTAAGGCCTGGGTTATTTGATAAGATCATGAATGCCATGAAGGCAATTGATGAGCCAGACCTAAAGACAATAAAAAACTCACAAGGCTGATTGAGTATTCAGGCAAGGAAGGATTCACAATAACGGATCCGCAGCAGAAACTCATGTGGTGGAAATCCATCGCATTCGAATGCGGAATCAGCCCAATGGAATTTAAAAAGTGTAGGATGGGAGACATCCAAGAGATTATGCAAATCAAGAGTGCAGTTGGAATGAAAAAACAAAGAAATCAGAAAGTCCAAGACATGATGAATAAAGTGAGGTTCAAATAAATGGTAGCAGCAGCAGCCAAGGCAGGTGGAGCATCAAGCTCTATGAAGATTAAAGGAACAATGGACACCTCTAACATAGACAGAGGATTCTCCAGAGTGGGCCAAGGATTCGATGGAGTCAAAGGTCAAGGCAAATCATTCGGAGCAGACATGAAGCGAGTAGCCGGAACAGTGGCAGGTCTGGCAAAGAAACTCATTTTTATGGGCATTGCCGGAACAACAGCACTGGTAGGTATAGCAAGCAAAGCACCTGCAGTCGCACCTGCAATCGCCAGGATGGGTGTATCATTTGGGAAGATCCAAAGAAGCCTGGGACAAGCACTTGCTCCGGCATTTGAACGAGTAGCCGGATGGTTGGACAAAATCGCAGTGTGGGTAGATGCAAACAAAGAGAAGATCGGAGAAATAGCAGGGAAGTTCCTGAACTGGGCAGAAGCAGTAGGAGAGAAACTCTGGCCATGGCTTGAAAAGATAGGAAACTGGGCAGGAGACCATCCAGGACTATTCGCAGGGATCGTGGCAGGATTAGCACTTGCACCAACAGTAATAGCAGGGATATCATCAATCGCCTCATTAGTATCATTACTTGGTGGAGCAACAGTGGCAACAAGTGTCCTGGCATTTTTTGGATATTTGGCAGCAATAGCCGGAGCAGGAGTTGCACTGAAGATAGGAGCAGACTACGCAGTGGACAAACTGCAAAAATACACAGGAATGGGAACAGATCCAAATGCACCAACAAGCGGAAGTGGCCAGACATTAATGAACAGACTGCCTCAGAAAATATGGTCAGATATTGTAGGAAAGGATGCACCATGGGAAGACCAACTGAATCCAAACAGTCCGGCGCATGATCAAGCAATCGCAGATATAAAAGCAGGCGGATACCAACCAAGCGGAGCAACCATGAGCGCAAGAGTTGAAGAAAATAGAAGATTCTTCCTGCTTCAATTGTGGGATGCAATGAGGTCATAAAATGGCAATGAAAATATCGAATTTCGCAGGAACAGCAGACACATTCACATGGGCATATAATCCCCAAGTTTATGATAGCCAGTACTCAAGCAATCATGAAATAACAAACATCAGCTTCCAGAAGCACCATATCTTGATAAGCGGAGCAGGAGCGATGCCAAAGGCAATAGTCTTGACAGGACACTTCTCAGGATCATCAAAAAGAACTTATTATGAATCATTAAGCAAGCACTTTGCACAGACAACACAACTGAAGAAACTATACTTCGAAAGTGACAAGTTCTGTCTTGGAATAGGAAAGGACATCAAGCAGACCAACGCAGGCGGAAGAACAAACTTCATTGATTATGTTGCAGCATTTGAAGGAGTTATCGGAATGTTATTCGGAGATACCCTGAGAACATCCGGAACAAATGAAGGAAACATCACAACATTCGTGGAATCAATCACAGGAACAGTCACAAGCGGAGCAAGCGATGTCACCCTAACAGATGGAACGACTACACTCACAATACCGGCAAGTGCATTGACAACAGGCCAGGCAATAGTTTATAATGTGGTCAAGATGGTTGACAGTGGATCAGGAATCTATGTGAGCGAATATGCATACATGAGCATAGCAGGAACACAGACAAAACTGGTCCAGGCAACAGGCGGCTTCGGAATATTGAAGTTGGCAGCAGGAATAAATGTAAGCACAATCTCAACAACAAACCTGGGTACAGTCGTGAAATCTTTCAGGGATGGGTGGGCAGATTGAGTTATTTCACATTTAACATAACAGATTCAAGCGGAAATACTGGATCCCTGGAACCTGATATCGGATTCCAATACACAGACAATCTGAATGAAGTAAACGAAGCTCAAATCAAGTTCAGTGGATCCGTATTGGCAGCAAGAAATTTAATCAATGTCGGTTCAATTCTCGAAATCAAGAAAGACGGAACAAGAGCATTCTATGGGCTTATTGACATGGTGGACTTTTTAGATGCAGGAGCAATGGATGTTCATGCAAGCGGATATGAAATAAGAGCAGGAAAAGAATTCGGAACTTATGCAAACAGCCCATGGCAAGCAACAGCAAGCGCAACAATAGCCACAGCGATCATAGGAGAAAGCACATACTTCTCAGCAGGAACAATCGAAACAGGAAGTGACATTGACTTCAGAGCAGACACAACATCAAGCATTTATAATGCACTTGGAAGTTTAACGAAGATAACAGCACAAGATATCGGAATAGACTATGTGAATCTGGAAATTGATATCCTGGACCACAAAGGAAGCGCCACAGTTGTCAACACATTCAACGATGGAGTCGAGATGTCAAATTTAAGAGTAACTCATGGATTTCCAGCTGGAAATATAATCATAGTCAGAGGCAAAGGAGACGGAGATAATCAAATCACTGCAACAGATTCAGATGCAACGAGCATATCAGCATACGGATCAATCACAAGAATAGTATCTGACAGGACCATAATCTCAGACGCACAAGCCGCAACACTTGCAACAGCGGAACTGGCACTGACCAAGGATCCAACAAAAATATATGATTTTGATATAAACACAGTGAATGAAAGCCTGGTAAGTGGAGATCATGTCTCTTTAAATTCAGTAGACAAAGACCTGGCAAACGAAGAAGTAAGAGTAGTAGGAATCACAAGAGGATACAGAGGCGGAATCCAATTCTTATCAGTCCAAGTGACAAATCCGGCATACAAACAGATGATGCGATCAAGAAACAGGATCCTATCACAGATTACAAAGAAGTCACTCCAGGACACAACTTATATGCAAGGAGCCACAATCTGGAACAGTTGGGGAAGTGGAATCAATGTTAAAAATTCATACCCATTAAAAATAGGTTTTTTTGTACCGACACAATTCAAAGACGAAGCAGACAACCTACAAATCAATTTAATGACAGTGGACTATGAATTGCAGGAATTCAGACAAACAGCAGGATCAGCGAGCTTCACAGGAAGCGATCCTCAAGTTCAGAATACAAGCGGAACCGATGCTCCAGATGTAGAAAACACTTCAGCAACAACAGAACCAGATGTCTCAGGAAGCAGTGGAAGTATAGCGCCTGCAGTTGAAGACACATCAGGAAGCACAGCACCAGGAGTAAGCGGAACAAGCGGTTCAACAACTCCGAACAGCCTATCCGGAAACAATTCCTATGCCGGAAACACAGAAGGAGATACAATCAATGCTCAATATTCAAGGACTAAAGCATTCGATGATGTATATGGAACAGTTTCATTCTCACTTGGTGCAGCATGCACTTATTGCTACAATACAACAGGAGTCAGTCAAACAATCAATCTGGCATACTCAACAAGCGGTGGAGCAAGCGGAACATTCGGTTCTTATTCATTAGCAAATGGGAGTTATTATGCAGGAAGCGGTGGAACAAGTAGCGAAGGCTCTTGGGAGAATGAATATGTAAGATTTTTTGATAATAATGGAGCAGTCGATTGGTGGTGGGGAACATGCAATATGATATATTCACACACACATGGCAGTCACACACACTCAGATGGATCCTATGCTGCAGCCTCACATGGACATGCAGCAGGAACTTATAATGCAGTGAGTCACTTGCATTCAGACGGAACACTTAAGACAGCATCACACACACACGCAGATGGCACTTATTCAGTTGAAAGTCACGACCATCCAGATGGAAGCTACGATATTAATGCAACAGACCTGGACCACATAAGCATCGGAAGTGATATCTCAGAATCAGGATCGGTTAATTCGAGTGAGGTCACAATTTATCTGGACTTTTGGAACGGAAGTGCATGGGTAAACAAACACAGTGTGGTAAGCGCAGCAACGATCGGAAGCGATGTCGATATCACAGACAGTGGAACATATCCAGACGCAACAGGATACTGGAGAGTCAGGATAGATCCAAACAGTGCAACAGCAGATTATTGCGAAGGAATAGTAAAACTTAAATTTCATATAGACAGTTGAGGTGGAAGAATTGGCAAAACTAAAAATAAAAATATTGAAGATTTTTGAAAAGGACAACATCCTAAGGGTGCATACAGAGACAGAATTCGGAAAGGATAATCTCGGACTATCAACGGAGCAATTATATAAGGATCCTGCAACCGGAGAACCAAAGTGGAAAGCAGAAGTCAGGAAACTGCTTGAAGCAAAGTATCTCAAGGAAAATGCAGTAGCAAAAGACGTTGATAAATCACAATGGGGAAAAGAAATCTGATGGCAAAGACACAAGCACAGAAGAAAGCTAAGAAGGCAAAGGTCGCAGAGTATGTTGTTAAATATGGACATGGAAAAGGACTGATGGAAGGCAAGCTCAATTCGGAACAGAAGAAGAACCGCATGGAGAAACTGGTAGGACCGGAGATTGAGAAAATCAAAGGATATGGAATACACACAAGTCAAGGAGTGGATTGGGAAAAAAGAAAAATCAAGCGAGGAGAATCAAACGAGTGGCTCAACAAAGAACTCTCCGAATATCCTGATGATCCAAATGGCAAAGACAAAAGAGGACCGCACAAGATACTAAGAGCAGTCATAGGAGACAGAGGAGAAGCAACGATTCATGGTGTATTGCAGGATTCAAGGATAACAGATAGCGTAGAAAGGGTAACTTACTCAGTGGATATTCCAAGCGATCAGGAACTCGCAAGACTGGAACTTAAACAGATTAAGCAAGGCAAGCTGAAGAAGATATCAATGAGAACAAGACAGACACACATTGATAATGGGGACTTCGATGCGATGGTCGATAATGAAGAAATAGATACATCAGATTCAGAAGAAGTTTATTGAGGTGGAAAAATGGGATATGAAACAATTTTAAAAGATTTAGTTGTGATCGCAGGCGTGCCTGTTTTCAGGAGCGTAGCAGGATGGGCAACAAAGGCACTGGCAGACAGCAATGTGACCAAGTTCGAGTGGAAGCAACTCACATCAACAGTTGTAAGAGTAGGAAGCATTGGCTTAATGGCATACTTTGGTCTGAGCATAACAGGAATAGACAACGCAGCAATCGCAGCCGCAGTAGCCGCATACTTTGCTGACAAGGTATTCAAAGCAATGAAAGAAAACAAGAACGTCACAAAGAGATAAATGAGACATGGATGGGTGACCTTTTGGGAGATCACATTCATTCTCATAGTGATAGTAGGATTTAGTGCTGCAGCATGGGGTATCATATACAAAAATGTTGAAAGCCATGAGAGAGCACACGTACAGATCCACAAATACTTCGGATGCCCAAACTCAACATACGAGATAACAGTAGGATCCTGGAACGAAGGGTGGCAATAAACGGATTGACAACGTGCCACAATTCATCATCCAGGACAGAAGCACAAACCAGGGATGCTTATTATTTACATGGACTAAACGAGCTCACAAGTTATCAGATAGACCAGGTAATAGCAGCAATCATATGGGGAGCCGCACTGATTTCTGTTGTGATATTTACAAAGAAAACATAAGTACAAATCAAAACTTTTAAAAAGACAATGGAACATTTAATACTAAATCAGGCTGAAATCAGCAACAATGGAGATGATACGATATGACAGAAGACAAAATTGAGAAGATAGAGGTGTCCAAGCATAACGGATCCTTTTATTACACAGGAATTCTAACAGAGCTCGAAGATGGATGGGTAGAGATCAACACAACCAGGGGAGAGACACTCAAATTCAGAAAAGAACAAATCATGCAGCGCAGAGCAGTAGTCAAAGACAAGAACCATGACAACTACGATGCCAAGGCCCATGAAGCGATGTATCCTGGATATTGAATACATTAATCGATGATTTTAAAAAGAATCAGACCTTCAAAATCGTGAAAAAGAAATTAGTAATCGAGTTAATAATGCAGAAAAGAATAAAGAAGGAGCACCAACAACCAATGAACTTCCAGGTTCAATTGTAGGTAAGATGCTCTTTCTATTTAAATATTACGATTGCAATACATGCAAGACTAAAAAAAAAGAAGAAAAGAAAGAAGAAAAGCAAAGAAGAAGAGCTAAAACAACAAGATACTGATGAATTAGAAAAGATTAATAATCGGATTACTAATCCAATTAACGGAGATGATACGAATGAAAAAGGGAAGACCAAAGAACATACTCCTGGCCAAAAACAGGGGACACAGTGTGACTTTATCTGTGAGAGCTGAGATAATCGTCAGACAGATCCAGAAACACAGACCAAACACCAAATGGCTGAATGACTTGATAAACAAGACATTAATCGATATGTATGGAACAGCAGAAGAAGAAGACCGAGAACATATAATGCGGATGAAGTACATCGATGATCAACGAAAAGTACTGGACCAACAGATGCAACAAGAAGCCGCAGCATTACAAGAAGCCAGGAAGAAGAGAAAAGAGGCATTCAAATGATGTACTCAACCAAGAGATTCCAGGAACACACACTTGATGGCCAGAGATTCATACAACAATGGAACAGCGCAGATCGTGATGGGATTCAAAAAACGATGGCAGAGACATTCGAAATATCTGTGAGTACAATCGCAAAGACAAGAGTAAGACTCGGACTCGAACCACTACATAGCGGAAAACATCCCGGAAGAATGAAGCTGATAAAAAGGATCCTTAAACATTACTGGAACGGAAGAAGCTCAATTGGAATCGGAAGGATGCTCAACATGAATCCAGAGAATATCCGTAAGATCCTCAGAGATCATAATGTGACAATGAATAAATCACACTGCACTGAACCATTATACTTCCCATTCAAAAACAAGACCAAGACACATACAGGATATCTGAAGGAGATCAAGAGATTATATCAGACCGGAATCTCTGCAGCAGAAATAGCCAAGGAACTAAAACTGGACCAAGGAGCAGTAAGCAAGAAACTCAAGGCAATGGATATCAAACTAAAACAGAATCACAGAAAAATCAAAGGGGGATATCGATGTTGGTGGTGTGGGGATATCATGGAAACAGTCTGGCAAAACAAAGGACCAAGGAAGCAGAAGTTCTGCGGCGGACAATGCAAGAACAAAGCAAAAGAATTCAGACGAATGAGAAAAGGATTGAGATCCTCAGAAACCAGGATGAAGATGATGATGGACTTCCTGAAAGAGAGATGGGGAGACAAGACCGAGGAAGCGATCAGGAAATTGACACAGAACAAAGAGGCTATCTCCTCTATAAAGGGGGGTAATTGAGCATAATATCGGATTGAAACACCACAATTCCAAGGCCAAATAGCCGAGTTTGAGTAGTACTAATAGAAACTTTTTTAAAGGTCAACGCCATTCTGTGTGTAAAGGAAGCCCAAAGGGCAACCAAGGAGACGATACGAAATGACAGAAAAAATTTTAAAACAAATCGAGGACCTACAACCTCAACTAAGAAGCGAGTTCTGGACAACAATAAATGAGATCCTGAGAGAAGACTGCACACAGCACTGCAACAACGCAAAGGGAACCAAGATCAGGATGACAAGAGACAGCATCATAATAGAAGACTCAATCTCACCGGCAACAATAACAAAGCTGATGAAGACAAAATATTTAATCGGAGCAACAGACGAAGGACGAATCGAGATCGAGATGATAGTCCTGGGGGAAGACAAATGAAAACCGACAGCAAAAGCCTTTATTACAAACTCAGGATGGAAGGCAAAAGCGATCAAGAAGCACAGGAAATCTGTGAAGACCGGAGTCAAGAATGAACAAAACAACCTACAAAAGAGCTGACTCAATAGTCAGCATAGAAGCAGTGAAGCAACTGAAATGGGCAGTGAAGAAGATCCAGACAAACCTAAGAGAAGACGGATTCGATGAGGCAGACACTGAAGAATTTATAGAAATCATAGTGGAACAGGGGAAGGAACAATGAGATGGGTAGCATTAGGACTGATTGCATTTCTGATATTGACAGGATGCGAAGAGGTCATAACTCAACCGGAACAACAACTGCAAGAAGTAGAGATTAAAGTAGCAGAACAGCAAATGAAGGGACCAACATCATGCGACAATGGAGTCTGTGTTGAACTCCCTTATTGCGATGAGATAGGTAAGAGCAAACCAAAACATGGGACCAAAGGAATGCCTGATTGCAGTAGAAGGGGACAAGCAGAGGCAGCACAATGAAATGCCCAAACTGTCAAAAGGAATACACACCAGTCCTGGAAAGAAAACATCCAGAACTTAACATTCAAGTAGAGTTCCCAAGAGCACCGGCATGGCAAAGAGAACAACATATATCAGGAATCTGCAGCGACAAATGCTGGAATGAGTTCCTGGGAATCTCAAGATGAAACCAGTCAAAGGATACATAGGACCAAAAACATGCCTCGATGGAGAGGACTCACATGACATGAGAGACAGTATCATGCGAGAAGATGGCATGGAATTCAAGATCCAAGTATGCCGCAAATGTGGCTACTGGCAATAAGAAACGGAGTTGATACGAATGGAAAAAAAACAATTAGACAGAAAGCATGTAGGAAAGAAGACAACAGAAGTACAGAAGGAACACATAGAGAAACTGCAGAAAGAAATGATAGCAACAGCAGGAAGACCAGTTGCATGGATTGAAGCAAAGCACGCATACTTCGAAAAGTTAGAAGGGATGCAGCAGAAGGAAAAAGCACCAAAGAAGAAGGGACCAATGACAATCGCAGAGACCAAACTCGGAGTAACAATGGTACTGAGCAAAGAAGACTGCAAGACCATAGGGATAGAAGACACAAGAACAACGAGAGAAGCAATCCAGGAGATCCGAAACAGATTGGGATTTCCTGAGAAAAAGAAATGAGGGGAAAAATATGAAACAAGACAAAAAAGTAGCAGTGATGGGCCTGACTAAAGACCAGTGGACAATAGTGAATGAGATCCTGGCAAAAGCAAACAAAGAGCAGATAGAGAAGATTATCTTGCTGGCCGCAGACAAGCTGGAAGATAAGCGAGTGGCTATCATCAACAAGGAAGATGATGTAGGGGGAGAAGCAGATGAGAGTAACTAACATCAGAAAGGAATACAAAACAACAGGCCTGGTGGAAAGCGAAAGCACACCAGGAGCTTTTTATAAAGTCGTTTTTGAAAACGGACAGATAAGTTGCACATGCCCACACCATACCAAGGCAGGAGCACAATGCAAGCACATCGATGCCTTCAAAGCAGAGCTGGACTACATGAGAGAACAGAGGGACAAACAATGAATCAAGCAATAAGAGTGCCAAGACCTGCAAGAGGATGGAGATGTAGTGTGTGCGGAGCATTACTATCAACAAGATGTGGAGCAGAAGACCACTGCCCAACAAAAGGAGAAGAACAATGACTGTAATCCACAAGAAGTGCAATGCAGAGGTCAAGCCAGACTATGAGAAAGCAATCAAACAAGGCATGACACCAGGAGACTGGGGATTCTGCACAAAGTGCGGAGAAAGAGTAGATCACTTGATCATGAAGAATGGAGAAGCAACAATATCAGATGAGGTAATTATACAATGAAATCAGAAGAAAGAATCGACCAAATGACAGAAGAATTATATTGTGCCTATGAAAGTGGGACAGGTGTACTTTTTGGGATACCATCAAGTCTGAAATCAGCAGTGAGAGCAGTAGTCAAAGTAGTTCTGAACAGCAGAAACAAAGAAGAGTTTATGTGTAGTATTGATGGAAATGCTCTATCAATAGTAAAATCTGATTTTATAAATTTAGCAGAAAGTCCTGCTGTTTTTATAGAACTAACAGAACAACAAATCAAGGAAATAAATGAACTGGAGAAAAAAGAATGAAATACACAAACAAGAGAAACTTCCCGGACTTCGTAGTGGAATGGCTGGAGAATGATGAATACGACTACGATGAAAACACACTGAGCGCAACAACACTGATGCAGCCACCAAGGGCCTATGCACTGAAGAAGCAGAACTGGGACAGACTGGAAATGGATGTGGAAGACTTAATCGCAAGCAGATACGGAACAGCGATCCATGACTCAGTAGAGAAGGTCAATCTGACCGGTTGCAAGCAGGAAGAGAGACTCAAGAAGGCAGTGAAGAACAAGATTATCTCAGGGAAATATGATATCCTGAAGGAAATCAGTGACAAACGATGGCAACTAATCGATGTAAAAAGTACATCAGTGTGGACAATCATATACGGAAGCAGGGATGAAGACTACAAGAAACAGCTCAGCATTTACAGATGGCTGGCGATCCAGAACAACTACACAGTGGTTCAGAAAGCAAAGATATGGTTGATCTTCACAGACTGGAGTCAGAAGAAAGCAAAAGAGGATCCTGAATACCCACAAACCAGGATCATGGTAAAAGAGATAGACCTTTGGGGAGATGAAGAGACGCTCAAGTACATAGGAGAGCGAATGGACCTATTTGAAAAAACAGTAGCAATGGACCAAGGAGACATGCCAGAGTGTAATGATGAAGAGTTATGGACCTCCGGAGAATCATGGGCGATCAAGAAGGATGGCGGCAAGAGAGCAATGAAAGTTCACAAGACCGAAGCTGCAGCAATCGAACACAAGGACACACTGAATTCAACATACCACATCGAACACAGGCCAGGAAAGGTCGCAAGATGCAGATACTGCCAAGCCAGAAAGTTCTGCAACCAACACACAGAACTGGTTGACGCAGGAAGGATTGAAGACCATGATAACTGAAAAACAAGGAACAGTAAAACCACTAAGAGTCAAAGAAATAATTGATGAAGATGACTATGATGAGGAAGGAAATATAACCGCTACAGGTTACAAAATCATATGGGAGTAGTACAAATCGAAACTTTTATAAAGTTAGACATTACACATATGAACTATGGGACAAAACCCCAAAATATAACAAATGGAGTGATACGAATGGAAAAAAACAAAATAGGAATTCTGAAGTACATAGCAAAAAGTGGCGCAAAAGGCTGTAAGTTTGAAGACCAACCTGAGACATGGTACAATCCGGCAACAGATGAAGCCAAGGAAATGGTCAAAGAAGAATACAAAGGCAAGCAAGTAGAGATAATGCTTGTGCAAGGAAAGAAGACCGAGTTCAGCAGCATGGTCTTATTAGAAGCTGGGGAAGAAGAGGCAGTGGAAGTAGAAGACATCGAAGATGAACAGATCATCGATGGAGAGGATCCTGAAGAACCGGATCCAAAAGTGCTTGAAGAAGACGAAGCAAAGTCTCAAGAAAAAGAAGAAGGACCATGTCATGTGCCTGAAAACGGAGAAGACATGAGTGATATGAAATACGGACCTGAAGATGGACTGGGACCAAAAGCACTTCTCGGAATGCTTGGAAAGATGAAGGATGAAATGGACAGAGACAAGTACGACAAGAAGACCTTCCAGGAGATGGAACAACTAAAAGTCGAGACAGCAGTGAAGGGACCAATGAAGTTGACATATGCAAGCTGGGCAGAAGTCTGGAGCAAACTAAAGTCACTACATCCAACAGCGACATACCATGTGCATGAAGATGAGAAGACAGGGATGCCTTACATAAACGATGATAAGATGGGAGCATTTGTCAAAGTGAGTGTGAAGGTCAAAGGAATCACACACACAGTACACCTACCAGTGATGACCAACAAGAACCAAGCAGCAAAAGACACAGAACTCGATGTAATGTTAATAAACAAAAACATACAAAGATGCTTCGCCAAAGCAATAGCGATGCATGGAATAGGCCTCAAAGTTTTCAAAGGAGAAGACTACCCAGAGGACACACAAATCAAGAAAAAGTGAGGGATTACAAATGGGCGTAAGACATCTTAAAGACCTCAGAGAGTTCATGAAGGAGAATGCCAGTAAGGTATTCTCCAGGACCGAACTGCGGGACGAATTAAAACAGAATTATCCAACTATCCTGGACAACATCGACTACTTAATGAAAATAGAGAAAGTGATCCAGGAATCACCAACAGACCATAAGAAGATCCAATGGATCGGAGAAGATACGAATGGCGAATTACCTACAGAAGAGAGCACTCAAGCATAAGGTCACTCATGAATTCAGTGGCCGGATGCATTTCTTTAAAGTAGAATCTGAAAACGAAGAGCACAGTGTGAGTATTCAAGTAGGATGTGACTGCAACTACATGGGAGCACAAGGAGTGGCCAGGGGAGAAATCTGTAGTCATATTCTTGCAGTCTTTAATAACATAATTCAGTATGGAAATATCAAGATCACAACAGGAAGTGAGAAGATGATCCAGGTCAAGAGAAATGCCTGCATGAGTCTTGTAAGACCGAGCAACAGACAACTGAATGAAGTGAGATCATCAACAGGAGAGTCACCGGCACACAGGACCAAGAAGGAAGAGATATGCAAAAGACTACTAAGCGAAGGCAAACACTTCGTGACTGAAGCCATATTCAAGACAGGCGGAAGAGCAGACATACTTGTCCTGGATAACTTCACAGCAATAGAAGTGGTCAAAACAGAAAGCAACGAATCGATAATGAAGAAAGCCGAAGAGTATCCAGATGGCATCAAGATCGAGGTGATAAGATGTTGAGTGAAACAGACATGGAAATGATAGATACCAGGATCAGAGCAGGACTATCGGTACATACAAGAACAATATTGCAGAGTGCAAAGGAGCATATGCTGAATGTCATGGAACAAAAAACAGCGCTGATCAGGGAAGACCTAAAGAACACTGCAGCAGAGATATTCGAAAATATGGAGTTCTTGGAGAAATTCAAGAAGCACATCTTCACAGCAATAGACACAACGATAACCAGGAAGATGAATGAAGTAGGATTGAGCGAACACATGGAGACAATAGCCAGGAACGTGACCAAGGAAGTCTTCCAAGGAGTGATACGGACAGTGGTCCATGAAGTAGTAGGAAGCATGAACAAAACCCTGAATTATGAACTGAAAGTAAGCAAGGAACTCTGTTATTCCATAGATTCAGAAATCAAGCATGTGATGATGGGAAGCGGAAACTCACCAACAACAGATGAACTGATTAAGAAGCGAATAAATGAGACAGTAGACAAACTGACAGACAAACTCATGACAAAGCAGATAGAAGAAAAGGTGGTTTAATTGGAAAAAAACGAATTATTAGGATGTCTGCAGATGGGATATGATTATGGAAAAAAGCTCATAGTCATGTGGCACGATTACAAGATGCAACAAATCAGACTGGAGTGCGCAAACCTACGGAAGATCGAAGAAAGCAAGCAGTATCATATCGAACAAATGAACGAGAAAAAGCAAATTAGATACTATGCGCAAAAACAGGCTAACTATGAAGCCTGGAAGAACAGTCCGGACTATGATCCGGCAAAAGACAGATACAAAAACCAAGGAGATACGAGACCATGAAAAAAATAAAAGCAAAGAAGGGAAAGAAAGTAGTGAAGGATGACTTCAGCGGAATGGACCTAAAGAACATACCACTGGGATTCAGACTGAAGGACAGAGTGACAGGATTCGTAGGGATAGCAACAGGCAAAGTGATATTCCTGAACGGATGCGTGCAGTACATAGTAAAGCCACAAGGACTGGGCAAAGACCTAAAAGTACAAGCAGCAGAGACATTCGACTGCCAACAGATAGAGATCATCGATAGTGGAATCGCACCCAAGCTGATGGAAACAGGGCCTAAACCACCAGGCGGAGATATGCCTGACACAAACGTAGTGTTGAGGAATTTTTAATGGTAAATGCGAAAGACCACGTAGCCATAGGCAAACCAGTAAGGAAGTACAGGGTACTGATCAGAGAACTGAAAACGAAGAACCACAAAGTCGAGAAGATGCGATCATTTATGATTTATGACTTCAAAGGACGAACAGACGTGGACAAGATCAAGAAAAAGCTGATGAGGTTGGGCCAGTAAGATGGACAATATCTACAGCACAGTACCAAGGGATCAGCTGCTAAATAGTAACGAGACTCAGGAATACAGGCAGCCGATCCTTTTATTTCTTAAAAATCATACAGGCAAGTTCTTCACAGCAAAACAAATCGCAATCAAATGTGTATTCCCAACCAGGGGAACACAAGTCGAAGTAAGAAAAGCGATCACACTACTTCTGGAGATAGACAAAGAACCCATAATGAGCATGAGCAAGGGATTCGGATATGTGACCAACGCAAATCAAATGGATTTTTATGCTGAGAGCCTGGAAGAAAGACTCAAGGGCCTGCAGCGCAGAATCAAATCAGTAAGAGAAATAGCAAACAATATGAGGTGCAACAATGAACTGGATTAAAAGGATCCTGAAGGCAATCGGATTCAGAATTGAAGAGAGCCATCATGGAGAAGATTGGAAAAAAGCAGATGAATTTTTATTGAGAGAAATGTCCATTAACGGAGCAAGCGATGAAGCAATTGCAAAGAAGCTCGGAAGGACCAAGAGAGCAATACAACAGAAGAGATACACAGAAACAAAATGAACTGCCCAAACTGTGGGAGCATCGAAGTATATCCAGATTCAGGATACACAACAGTATTCAGATGTCATGCATGCGGCAGAGTAGGAACAGCAAAGGACTTCGGAGAAAAGGATGGGAAAGATTAGGATCATTGGAACCATCAAAAGAAACTGTGAAAGATGCGGAGAATTAAGAGATTGCAACAGCTTTGAATCAAAAGGAAAAAGTCACATCATGTGCCAGGAATGTACATATGAGAAATTCCAAAGGGGAGACATAATTCAGGACCAAGATCGTGATGAATTATTCGAGCCATGTTGCAGTTGCAAACTGAATACAATGCGCCAGGACATGGACAAGACCGAGATTACAGAAACGCATGTAATCAAATACTTCGAATGCTTGAAGTGCGGAAACAAACAAACACAGAAGATAAAGAAATGGAGAAAGAAATGAGTGGATCCTTTTATGTTTTTAGATGCACTCGATGTGGCAGATGGGGAACCAAGGAACTCAGGACAGGAATACTTCATGGAACATACACTTGCAAATATGAGACCTGCAGGAAGACAAGCAAGATCAAGAAAAAGAGTGAATACGGATTGGCCATGAAGAGTCATGGACCATATGGGATTCCAGGAGATGCAACGAAAGTCTGTCAATATTTGAATGGACTAAGGGGGAAGCAAAATGTTAAAAAAACTTAGGATGTGGTTCTGGACAAAGAGAAAAACAGTGAATGAGATGATCAAGATAAGTAAGGCAATTGACATGCACAGTGCTAAGCTGGCAGAAAGACTTGAATCATTAGATCAGAGCAAGACATACATATGTCCAATGCCAGGAGCAAGCGATGAAGACATCAAGATAGCAAAGGGAGCATTCGAAGAAGCAGCAAGACAGATGCGCTGGACAATTCCAAAGATTATATTCTTGAATACACAACTGACAGAAAAAAAGAAAAAGAAGGGATCCAAGTGAGCAAATCAATTTCATATAAATCAACGAGGCGAAGTCCGTATGGTAAAAACATTAATAGTGGCAAGTAAGATTATTGAGCTTGCAAAAACAAAGGAAGGAAAAGCATTAAATGTATCTTCAAAATTAGCAAGTGCTTTGACAAAGGAAGTAGAGTCAATAATAGAGAAGGCCTGTGAAAGAGCAGTCGAGAACGGAAGAACAACAATAATGTGCAGGGACCTTTAAAGTCTCTAAAAAACAAAGGAGCGTGAATAACATGAAGAGATTTGTATATAACCAAAAATATGCTAAACTCTTGGTCAGCATGACCGGAGAGACAACACAAATAGATGAACTTGCAAGAAGAGTAGATGCCAATGCCGGTCATTTAAGGACAGTATTGGAGCAGTGGCACAAAGAAGGAATCATTGACAAGGATAAGCCAGGAAGAGACTATCAGATCAAGTTGACAAAGAAAGGCGAAGCAATCACTATGAAGCTGGCAGAGCTTATGGATTTGGATGAAAACTGGAAGGAACCTGAAGGACCAACAGATCCAGAGACAACAGAAGAGATTGAAAAGAAGAAAGAATATGATCAACTAATTTCTGAAGGATTAAGTGATTCAGAAGCAAGGGGAACAGTCTGGCCAGAAAAGAAGTCAAAAGTCAAAGGGGGAAGCAAAAAATGAGTGGAGAAATTATGCAGAAGATGCAACAGGAAGAAGAGAAGAAGCCGCAGCCATACAAGCAGGAAGTAATCGATGAAGATATCTCATACGAAGTTCAGGCAAATGGGGATGTTAAAGTGATCCAGAAACAAACAACACACTTATTCTGGAAGGCAAATACATTCAAAAGTCTGATCCGGCAGAATGAAGAAGCCCTGAAGATGTTCAAGGATGCACAATCTGAAGATTACAAAGAGAAGATGGCCAAGCAGGAAAAGGAATGCCAGGAAGTCATTGATAAGCTCACACCAATATCTGAAGAGAGTGAAAAGAAGCAAGCAGAAGACTACATCAAGATGAGACACGAAGGACTGCTGACAAATGCCAGGAAGGCAATCGCAGACAAGGACACAAAAGAAATATGGTTCATAAACGTATGGCTCAGGACCAAAGCAGAAATCAGGGAGCCAGTGTTCAAGGAACTCAACAAAGAAGAACAAAGTAAACTGCTGAAGATCCTTCAAAAATTGAAGAGAAAAGGCATCAAATGAAGCCCAAAGTATCCTACAAAGCACAGAAAGGCTGTGCCAGGATTACAGACTTCGGAGAACAGAATGAAGATAACAATACCAGGAACACCAGTTCCAAAGGGAAGACCGAGAGTAAGAGTGATGGGCAAGTTCGCTCAAATCTACACTCCACCTGAA